TCCCCGCACATGGCAGGAGTGCCGCGACTTCGCCGTCTTCATCGGTGGGCCGAACCCGGCCCTGCGAGATGACCAGCCCTACAGCGAGGCTCATTTCCAGGCCGTGTGCCAGCGCTTTGGTGATCCAGCCGCGCTGGACAAGTACGAGACGGTGTTCGTTGACTCGATCACCGTGGCCGGCCGACTTTGCCTGCAATGGAGCAAGGGCCAGCCACAGGCCTATTCCGAGAAAACCGGAAAGCCCGACAGCCGTGGCGCCTACGGCCTGATGGGCCAGGAAATGATCGGCTGGCTCACCCATCTGCAGCACACCCGGCGCAAGAACGTTTGGTTTGTCGGGATCCTCAACGAGGCCTTGGACGATTTCAACCGCCGTGTTTTCACGCTGCAGATTGATGGCTCCAAGACCGGCCTGGAGTTGCCCGGGATCGTCGACGAGGTGATCACGCTTGCTGAGATCAAGGCCGATGACGGCAGCAGCTACCGCGCTTTTGTGTGCCAAACGCTCAACCAGTGGGGCTACCCGGCCAAGGACCGCAGCGGTCGCCTCGATGCCATTGAGGAGCCGGACCTCGGCCGGCTCATGCGAAAGATCGCCGGCCCCGCGCGTCCGGCCAGCGAGCGCCTGGACTTTGCCCGTCCACAGGCCAGCGTCGCTGAACCCGCCTCCAACACCACCCCCGCAATTACCTCTCAGGAGTCCTGATCATGACTTTCTTCGATTTCAACTCTGCCGCCGAGCAATCCAGCTACGACCTCATCCCCAAAGGCACTGTGGTGCGCGTTCGCATGACTATCAAGCCGGGTGGCTATGACGACCCGTCCCAGGGCTGGACCGGCGGCTATGCCACCCGCAGCATGACCACCGGTTCTGTTTACCTGAACTGCGAGTTCGTGGTGCTCGAGGGGCCGTTCGCCCGTCGCAAGATGTGGTCCCTCATTGGGCTGTACAGCGCCAAGGGTGCCGAGTGGACCAACATGGGGCGGACCTTCATCAAGGCCATCCTGAACTCCGCTCGCGGCATCAACCCCAGCGACAGCAGCCCGTCCGCTCAAAACGCCCGTCGCATCAGCGGTTTCTCCGACCTGGAGGGTATTGAGTTCGTCGGCAAGGTCGACTGGGAGAAGGACCAGAACGGCCAGGACAAGTGCGTCATCAAGTCTGCCGTCACACCTGACCACAAAGAGTACTCGGCGCACATGAACGGCGCAGCGCCTGCGGCACCCAGTGCGCCGGCTGCCAACGCCTATGCGCAGGCCACCGGACGCGCACCGGTGCCGGGTCGTCCCAGCTGGGCTCAGTAAGGGGGAGATGCCATGATTCTTCGCCCCCGCCAAGCCTTGCTTGTGCAGAGGACCCTTGCGGCCCTCGGCGAGCATGGCAATACCCTGGCCGTTGCGCCCACCGGGTCGGGCAAGACCGTGATGCTGTCGGCCGTGGCCGGCAGCCTTCTGGTTGAGCCCGATGCCAAGGCCTGCATCCTGGCCCACCGTACCGAACTGACCGGGCAGAACCGGTCCAAGTTCGGGCGCGTGAATCCTGGTCTAAAGACCTCGGTTTACGACGCCAACGAAAAGTCCTGGGATGGCAACGCCACCTTCGCAATGGTGCAAACGCTCTCGCGCAAGGCCAATCTGGAGCAGATGCCAACACTGGACCTGTTGGTCATTGATGAGGCGCATCACGCTGTCTCGCCCAGCTATCGCGAGGTCATCGACCAGGTGCTGGTCAAGAACCCGAAGGCTGCCATCTGTGGCCTGACCGCCACCCCGAACCGGGGTGATGGAAAGGGGCTGCGTGAGGTGTTCAGTAACCTGTCCGACCAGATCACCCTGGGCGAGATGATCGCCAGCGGTCATCTGGTACCGCCCAGGACCTACGTCATTGATGTCGGCACACAGGAAGCCCTGCGCAAGGTGCGGCGCACCGCCATCGACTTCGACATGAACGAGGTCGCGTCGATCCTCAACAAGACCCTGATCACGGAGTCCGTGATCACCAATTGGAAGGCCAAGGCGCGTGACCGCAAGACCATCGTGTTCTGCTCAACCGTTGAGCACGCCACGGATGTCTGCACGGCATTCAATCAAGCGGGCATCAATGCCGTCCTGATTCATGGTGAGTTGTCTGATGTCGAGCGCAAGGATCGGTTGGCTGCCTATGAAAACGGCAACGCCCAGGTGGTGGTCAATGTTGCAGTCCTGACCGAGGGTTACGACTACACGCCTACATCCTGCGTGGTCCTGTTGCGCCCGAGTTCCTACAAGTCCACCTTCATCCAGATGGTGGGCCGGGGTCTTCGCACGGTTGATCCGCAGGAGTTCCCGGGTCTGGTCAAGACCGACTGCATCGTGCTGGACTTCGGCACGGCCAGCCTCATGCACGGCGCACTGGAGCAAGAGGTCAATCTTGAAGGGCATGACCACGATGGGGAGGCACCCACCAAGGATTGCCCGGAATGCGGTGCCATCGTGCCTTTGGCAGTGATGGAGTGTCCGTTCTGTGACCACGTATGGGAGCGCTTGGAGACCCCGGATGCTGGTGTGCTCGACAAGTTCGTGATGAGCGAGATCGACTTGCTTAGCCGCTCGAACTTTCGCTGGTGCGACCTCTTCGGCGCAGATGACGCGCTCATGGCCACGGGTTTCAATGCCTGGGGCGGGATCTTCTTCCTCAACGGTCGTTGGCATGCCATCGGTGGCGGCAAGGGAATCAACACCTGTCTGCTGGCGGTGGGTGAGCGCACGGTATGCATGGCCAAGGCCGACGACTGGCTGAACGACCACGAATCCGAGGACTCGGCGCACAAGACCCGTCGCTGGCTCAACGAATCGCCCACACCAAAGCAGCTCCAGTATCTGCCGCCAGAGTTGAGGGCTGACTTTGGTCTGACCCGCTACCAGGCCTCGGCGCTGCTGTCCTTCCGGTTCAACCGCAACGCCATCGTTCGTCTGGTCAATGCGGCCAACGATGCCCACGCCCACCAGGTTCTGGAGGCTGCGTGAAATGTGCCGTCTGTCACCGCAAAGCCAAAGGGTTCGGCTGGTTCAACCCTCGTGTGCCCCATTCGGATCCTTCTCGCCACAACGACAAGTGGGTGTTCTGCTCGCGTCGCTGTCAGGAGGCCTTCTCCAAGCTCATGAACAAAACGGAGGGGCAGATGATCGACCCCAGTGACATGGAGATCGCCGCCATGCAGTCCTGCCTGGCCCCGCTGGGTGAGTACGTGGGCTCCATTGGCATGCAACGGCCACTGGCCGACTACAGCCGGCAGGAGGTTCTCACACTCATCGATGTGGTCGTGTCCGCTTATCAGGACCGCATGCTCGAAGAGCATGAACGCATGGCTGCCAAGGACCGTGCCTTCCTTGAGCAGCGTATTGCCACGCAGGCTGCAGGCCGGCAGCAAGGACGGGTGTGATGCTGGACTTCAATCACCGTCCCAAATTTCATGAACAGGTCGGCTCGCTCATTGATGACGCGCTGGCGCTGGAGCGCGACGCGCAAACGCGGCGTGACTATCTGGGCGCTTCACGCCTGGGAGTCGCCTGCGAGCGTGCGCTCCAGTTCGAGTACACCCGCACGCCTGTGGATCCAGGCCGGGAGTTCTCTGGTCGATTGCTGCGGGTATTCGAGGTGGGCCACCAACTGGAAGACCTCGCCATCCGTTGGCTGCGCCTGATCGGGTTTGACCTGTACACCCGCAAAGCTCAGGGTGGTCAGTTCGGATTTTCCGTGGCGCGCGGCCGCATCAAGGGACACGTCGACGGCATCCTGAACAGCGGACCGGCGTCACTGGGTATGGGCTATCCCGCGCTGTGGGAATGCAAGACCATGAACGACAAGTCCTGGCGCGACACAGTCAAGAACGGTGTGGCCAAGTCCAAGCCCGTCTATGCCGCGCAGATGGCGATCTATCAGGCCTACATGGAGGCCAGCATTCCGGGGATCTCGCAGAACCCTGCGCTCTTCACAGCCATCAACAAGGACAGCCAGGAAATCTGGTTCGAGTTGGTCCCCTTCGATGGTGGCCTCGCTCAGCGCATGTCCGATCGGGCGGTGCGTGTCATCACGGCCACCGATGCGGGGGAAGTTCTTCCCCGATTCTCGACCACGCCAACCCACCAGGAGTGCCGCTTCTGTTCATGGCAGGAACGCTGCTGGGGTGGGTCTTGATGCATGAGTCTAGCTACTTCGACTTCAACGATGCAGCGGATCGCTTACCCGGGACGACAGAAGATATCGAAGGATTGCGCCATGCGCTGATCGATCGGCTCGAGTCCGTCCTGCTGTTCCTGTTCCCCCAAGGGCGTATCCGGGGTGGGAAGTTCTATGTGGGTGACATTGACGGTTCACCCGGCAAGAGCCTCGTGGTTGAGATGGAGGGCGCGCGACGCGGGCTTTGGTTCGACTTCGCCACTGATATGGGTGGCGATGTGTTCGATGCCTGGGGCCTGTCGCGCAACCTGTCCGTCAAGACAGATTTCACCCGGATCCTTGAAGAGGTTCGGCAATGGTGTGGCGTGGCGCCACCCATCAGCAAATCCATCAAGCGCGACGTCCGGCAGCAGCCGGTCGATGAACTTGGCCCCTACACCGCCATCTGGG